CACCGAACTGACCTTTCAAAAATCCTGATACAGGATCAAGTTTAGTCATGTAGGTATCAAAGTCTTTGTAACTACTAATTTCATAGCCACTTGGTTTCTCTAATTCTATCATATTTTTGTACTTAGTCAAGTATTTTTTAAACATATCTATATGTTCATCTACTTCAGACATAGTACATTTAGCAATGTATATGTTCTTTGAGAAGTGATTACCTATTTCAAAGAATCTATAGTCTCCTTCATATACAGGTAATCCCTCTACAGAGAATGAATAATTTTCTACAGGATGTTGAAAGTCAAATACTATAATAACTTTCTTATTAGTAAATCCCATGAGATCCATACCAAAACAGGGAAGATTACTTCCAGTCTTAGGATAGATGATGTTGTTGTAAATACAGGATACTTCATTCCAGATTTCTACCTCCCTTGATTTAATAAAATATGGATGTGTGTATAGGTTAGCAATCAGTTTTGTCTTCTTACCTTCCCAATTGGCCCATTCATAATTCCTAACCATATCTGGAAAGGAATCGAATAGAGCATCTTTATAATTTTTCCAAAGATTCATCTGCTTAAAAATAAAATTAGACCACGAGTAAACATAAGTCCAAATATAACTAGGTAAACCCATAGCACCGTCATACTAATTCGGTTTTCTAGATTACCCCTCATGAAACCTTTATAAGGTTGTTCCTCATAAAGGTCATAATACTTTTTATACTGCTTCATCAGATTCCTTATTGAAATCAACATCAGCATCTACTTTGTCGTATAACTCCATAAAGGCTTGCTTGGTCTCATCGTCAAATCTATTTACACAGACTTCGATTGCTTTCCCTTTCCTACCGAATATAGCATAAGCACGAATAATATGCACTAAACGACGTGTACTGATAACTTCCTCAACACCACCATCATAAAATGTTTTGCGAATAATATCTGCCCAATCTACTAATCTCTTAATAAACTCAGTATCATCTACACCAAGGGTAGCAGCAACATTTAAAAGAATCTTCTCTTCTGACTTAGGAGAAGGATACTCTTGCTCAAAAGTTACTGGGAATCTTTCGAGGAAGGCTTCATTGAGCACGTTAGTTCCAATAAATCTTCCGTCGTCTGAACCTTTACCTTTAGTATTTGCGGTGGCGAATATGTTGAATCCACTGGTTGGTCTAACAAATCTCCCAATCTTTTTAAGGAATACACCATTTCCTTCAAGGACACTTTGAAGGCAGAGGATTTTGTTGGAGGCAAGGTCGATCTCGTCAAGGAGCAAGATTGCTCCCCTATTGAGAGCTTGTATGACTGGGCCATCGTGCCAGACTGTTGCACCGTTAACAAGACGGAAACCGCCAATAAGATCATCTTCATCTGTTTCAATAGTAATGTTTACACGAATAAGTTCTCTACCTAACTGAGCACATGCTTGCTCAATGGAGAATGTTTTACCGTTACCTGATAAACCTGTAACGAATGTTGGATAAAAAATCTTAGATTTAATAATTTTTTTAACGTCTGTAAAAGATCCAAATTGTACAAAAGTATTATCTGTATCTGGTACTAAGTTTTGAGTAGTAACTGCAGGTGCTGCAAAAGAATTCTCAATGTTCTCTACTGCTTTAGTAGTAACTTCAAGATTCCACTTACCTTTTGATACTTTATATTTTTTTATTTTCTTAGTTACTGTAGAATATCCGATATCATTCATTGCACAAAATGCTCTAATATCTGCAGCAGTAAATTCAGTACCGTAAGCTCCTTTTAGTCCGTCTACTACTTGATCCTCAGTCATTTTAATTTCAAAAGCCATGATGTAATTGTTGTTTTATTTATATACGTATTATAGCAATAATACATGTTGATAGTGTGGTTAATGGCCACTTATTTAACTGGCCTTTAAGCGACCAGTTCCATAAATTCTCCTAAGATTTTTTTATTCATTTTCTTAGTTTTAAGAGATTTAGCAAATGCCTTTTTAATTTGTGCTTTTGTTGCATCTTCTTGTACTTCAAAATCAGAATCATTGTTTAATGAGGTTGATGAAATACCAAAGTATTTGTGATATCCATCTAGTTCTAATCCAAAGGATTTTTCTTTTTTCCAACGAAGCAGTACTTTTGCTAATTGCTCACCTTCATATCCAACATGCTGTCTAATAAAATAACCTGCATCTCTACCATCTAAAACACGAATACCAATCAGATTTATAGAAGGAAATGTATGTCTAAGATCTTCAAGTAAGATATCAGTTATTCCAGAGTAACCTTTTGCTCGACTGCAATCATAGGTTCTACCAGTTTTACGATTACGTAAAATAGTATTAGTGCATATGTTAGCTGTTCCCATGTATGGATCTTCTTCCCATTGTCTTTGAAACTCTTTATTAAATCGTAAAGGATGACCTTCACCATCAGTTAAGATTACACATTGCACTTTCTCTAATTTATTCTCACTTTTAAATTTTGGAAGAATCTGATGAAGTGTAACTATAGCTTCATTTAATGGAGTGCCTGATAGGTTCATTCCAATAGGATGTCTGTAATATACGTACCTACGATTATCAAAAAAAGTTGCAATACGAAAAATATTTTTTAACTGTCTTTCTAGGTTGTTTCCTCTTACTCTACTGGTTAAAATATTCATCATAGAAAATGTTTCTTCAATGTATGCTTCACCTGCTTTCCTCTTAGTTGGTACTCCATCATGAATTAATGTTCTAGGGAAACAATTTGTAAAAGCATAAACTTCAAAAGGAATCTTAACCTTATTACAAAACCAGATAAGATTGTATAGTTGCTTGATTGTATCCATCATAACAGTAGACATTGAACCTGACCAATCAAGGACGAATACTAAACCATGATTTTTACCATCAGGAACAGTAGTTACCTTCTTAAATAAATCCTCATTAAATTTATAAGTATGTAATTTACTTGTATTAAGAACTCCAGTGCGAGAAGTAGCTGCTCTAGCATATGCAGCTGCTGACTTCTTACACTCAAACTCTTTTACAAGATAGTTAACTTCTTTCTGTGCAGATTTTTTAAACTTATCATAGTCAGTATCTGAACAATCAAATACATTTTTTGGTTTACAGAACATTGAATTTGGATCAAATACATTCTCATCTTCCCACTTTTGTTGCTGTTCAGTAAAATCTTCTGTTATGATTTTATCAAGAACTTCATTAGGAATAACTACTTCATTTAAATTTACTTTTGGTATTTCAAAATATTCAGTCTCACGAGTCTCAAGATCATTAAGTGATTGAAGAGCTCTCTCTAAAGACTCAACAGTTTTTACTTGTGGACTTGGATCATTTTCTACCCCACCTTGTGGTTGAGCATTAGTTACTCCACCTTGTGGAATCGGTTCATCTTTACTTTCTTCTGGTTCAGTTAGATTACCATCGTCATCATACATATCATCTCTTACATCTTCAAGTTCTGATCCTGTACCACCACCTTCTATTTTTTGTTCAACATTTTGCAACTCTTCATTTAACTTTTGAAGATCTTCCATTTCTTTTTTACAGTATTCATAAAGAATCTTAGATACTTCTAATACATCATCAAAAGTCTCTGTATTATTAACTAAAGAAACAATCTCTTTTTCTCTTTCTGTAAAGAAAACATCAACCCAATTACCAATCTTAGCATTAATATTAATTCTATCAGCAAGAGTCATTTCATTTACATCTTCATCCACTAAATTAAAGAAGTCATCATCACTAAGTTCATGATAACCTGTAAAGAAAGTCTTAGAAAGTCCTGCATATCTTCTCTTCATTAACTTCTCAATTCTCACATCCTCACAAACATTTACATACTCTTGAGGAACTTTCACTTCTTTAAACCATTCACGATTAGGTGTGTACAATGCATGACCTACCTCATGTGCTACTAGTGCATCATAAACATTATTACTTGCTTTCTCCCACTGAGGAAGTGTTAGTACACGTGTCTGCACATTGAATTGTGCTGTATCTACTTTCCTATTCTCTACAATAAGGTCTTCTGTAGCAAGAAGTTTAGCAAGTTGGGATTTTATTTCGTGATTGACTGTCATCTGTGTTTTTGATTATGTACACATTATAAGACGAAACCCGCCTGTTGTGGCGGGTTAGTAGACACTTTTTCAAGTGGCTCCTTCTGGCCCTAGCACTGCGTAAGGCCTGTGGTTTAAGAGTTCGTTTTTTCTCCTTCTTGGAGTGATGCTGCCAATTAGGTACTTTCATTTTCCTTTTCTCTGTGAGTTTTGTTAAGATTAAAAATAAATTCAACTAATGGACTTTTTGAGAATTTCATAAATTCATAGTTGTCTTTGTCTAGGCAATGTCCACCCCAGCCAAAGCTACCATCCCATCCTGGAACTTGGGTATGTGATGTGCCAATTCTTGGATCGGCACCTGATAAAGCACGGAATTCATCAAAAGATGACTCGCAGCCCATCCTCTTATGTATCTCATATAGCTCATTGAAGTAGGTAACTTTCATACCTAAGAAGAAATTTTCTGAATATTTTACCAATGCTGCTGTTGTAATATCAGTTACATGAGTGTTTTTAGAATCAAGATACTTTAATCTTGTACAAAATATCGAAGTAACCATTCTAGCAGCAGTAAGATCTCCACCAACAATACAGAATTTTTGTTTCTGAAACTTCTCAATATTATTATTTGAACTTAGATACTCTGGACTATGAAGTACTTTTATATTAGTATATTCTTTTTCTGCCCATCCATAAAACTCAGGTGTAGAAGTTGACTTACAACACACGGGAGTAGCATCTCCAATATGAGTATTCAATTCACCTAAGACCTGATTAAGAACTGTAGTATTACTTCCCTTAGGAGTATCGACACAAACAAATACGGCCATAAATGAATCTTCTGCATAATCAGAGATCTTATTATCATTAAATTTAGGATCAATGATTACCTTCTCATCATCCTTGAATATAGATGCCACGGCAGAACCAACATAACCATGGCCAACAATCATTACTCTCATACTATTCTACTAAATCCTTTTACTTTATCAAATTTAATTACATTATCAAATTTATCATGTAAATCTGATTTATGTGATATAACAAAGATGTTTGCATCTTTAATTACGAACTTTATAATCTTTAAAAATTCTTCCGTTCCAAATCCATCAAGAGATGAATCAAATACTTCATCCATGATTAATAGATTAGTATTTACTGAATTTTTCATTCTAGCAATTTCTCTCCATGTAAAGAGTAATGCTAAATCAATTCTCATCTTTTCACCTTCACTAAAAGAAGCATAAGAAAAATCTTCATGAATCGGTGACCTTACCGTTTCATTAAATTCTTCATCTAAATGAAAATTGATATAAAAATCCATCAACTGAAGGTAACGATTTACCTGTTGATTGATTACTGGAATATATTTTTTAATTATTTTAGTCTTGACTCCATCATCCTTTAGAAGAGAATATGCGAAGTCATAATGATTTAATTGCTCTCGTTGATCAGAAAGATCGTCTATGGTATCTTTAAGATTCTTCTTAAACTCAGCTAGTTTCTCATGTTCAGTATTTCGATTTTGTAATTGGTCGGTAATTGTTTGAATTTCAGATTCCAGATCTCTGATCTGTCGTTGGAATCCAGAAATTTTAGTATTGTTTTGAGAAATGTCATTGTTGAGTTTAGAAATCTCCTGTGATAGTTGGGTGAACTGACGTTCTCTTTCCTCTTCTTTTTGAATTGCACTCTCTAGTTCTTTATAACCAGATTGCAACTCCTTTGCCTTAGTTTGAGCGTCAGCAATTCTATTTAACCTAAAGTCTTCTTCGATACCCTGAGTACAGGTAGGACATACCGTATTATCGCTGAAAAACTTATGTTCTTTTGTAATAGTTGTTACTCTATTAGATAATTTACCTTTTAGTGTGTTTAGTTTCTTTAACTTTTTACCTGCACCTGTAACAGTTTCTTGTTCTTTTATGAGTTTAGATACACCAACTGTCTTAGTTTCATTATTTTCTAATAAGGTATCTACTTCTATTGAATGGAGTTTAATTTTTTCGTTACTTGCTTGTATTCCCGTCTTACGTTGAGCATCAAGTTCAGCCATAAAGTTTTTCTGCATGACCATTTTATCTTGAATATTATCTTTACGAAGTGAAAGAGTTTTTAAACCATCCCTCTTTTCACGCATTTTCTCTCTCATGAGATTATTCATAGTAGAAAATATACGAATATCAAGCAAATCTTCAATAACTTCTCTACGATTACTACCTGTTAACTGCATAAAGGGAACAAATGTACTACTTCCCAATATAACAATTTGTGTAAATGACTTATAATTTACCTTAAGTATATTCTCTTCTAGTATTTTTTGATTACTCCTATCATCAGCCTGTCTATGGAGTGCTTCTCCATTGACTTCTATATCAAATATGTTTGGTTTGATACCACGACGAACCAAATAATCCCTACTATTCACAGAAAACTCTACTTCTACAAGAGTATCTTTTTCATTAGCAGTATTAATCAGTTGTGATTTATTAATTTTACGAAATGGTTTATTGAACAAAGCAAAAGTCAAGGCATCCAACATAGTGGATTTTCCTGATCCATTTGTTCCAATAACCAAATTAGTATTATATTCTTGGAAATTTATATCAGTCCAGTGTTGTCCAGAACTTAAAAAATTTCGATACTTTAAATTCTTAAACGTTATCATTATTAGGTGGAATCACAATATCATCAGGTGTAATCACTGCATATTTGTAATTATACATCTTACAGGTCTTTAATGCAAGGTCATCTTCAACTTCTATAATATCCATCTGACGTTTAGCATCTTGTTCGTTAATCATCATAGCATATCTTTGAGCATCATCTTCTTGTTCAAACAAAAACAGTACTTTATCACCATACTCGTCTTGGACAGCATAGGCACCTTCATCTTTTTTATCTTTAAGACTAAGTAACCACATTACTCTACCTCACAAGCTTGTTTGTAAAGGTTCTGGAAAATATCTTTAATGATATTCTTATCATATTCAAATTCAGATTCATCAATGTAGCGACTTAAAATAGAAAGAGTATTTTCATCCTCATCAACATCAAAGTCTGCATTTTCTTGAATATCAAAATTTTCAACAATCTTTAAGTCTTGAACACCAACCTGGTACAACTTATCAATAAATTTTTCAAAGTCTTTTACACTAGATTTGTGACGAACAATTACTTTTACAATCTTATCCTCATATTCTCTAGCATCAAATAACTTATAGTTAGTATCTTCGTAGTAGATATTATAGAATAATTTGTAAGGATTGTTAATAGGTGTATGTGTTAGGGTTTCAGTATCAAATATATGAAAACCTCTTGGATCATTTACATCATTCCAGAACATCTCATAAGGATTTCCAAGATAATATATTTTTCCATTATTAGAACGTGTATGAAAATGTCCAGAGAATACTTTTTCAAACTTATTGAATACATCAATATCCATACCAGTTTCCATAAGATGACCACGAGTAGCCCTGAATCCATTTAATTCAAGATGACCCATAGCAATCTTTGCTTCAGTTGATTTAATTAATTCTGATGCTGAATTAAAGTTCTCAGAATTTATCCAAGGTAAAAATAATACCTTTAACTTATCTAAAGTAATTTCTATTGGTTCAGAATAAGTTTTTATGTTAGGATAACTTTTTAATAATAGTTGTGGAGAATTTACATTGTTAGTATTTTTATAATAACAATCATGATTACCTATTGCAAGATAAACATTATATTTTTTTAATGGTTCAAATACAACTCTTTTTGCCCACTCAAGACTTTGTAAATCAATTGCTTTACGGCTATCGAAAATATCACCCATATGAACCACAGTGTCTATCTTATGCTCCTCTAAGGAAGGAAAGAAGACATTCTTATAGAACAGTTCAAAGTAGTCATGAAGGTGCTTAGAACCCTTTCTAGCCCCGTAATGAGTATCCGTTATGATGGCAATCTTCATCTATTTCTGTATTGAATACTATCTTTTATACTATTATAATCACTAGCAGAACCTGTAAGAGCAGTATCATCAACACCCATTACTTCATCAAATCCAGTCTTCTCAATTATCTTTTGTTTAATTTCAAGTTGTTTCTTTTCTTTTTGTATTCTTCTGAGAAACGCATAATGAATGATCTGCGTAAAGTAAGCAAAAGGATTTTTGGATTTCTCAGGATCAAAGTTATGTATGTACTGAACGCAATTTTCGATTCCATCAGATATCATGTCCTCACGGAACATATAGTTTACAAAGTTTGGTTTATATGACAAGTGTGTTGCTATCTTTAAAAAACAAGAACCCAAATAGTTTGGAATAGGTGGTTTACCTTCCCATGGGCCTTTAGGAGGTTCCTCCTTATATTTCTTAATAAATTTTTCTTTTGCTATTGCAACCTTTCCTCTATAAACAATCATTGCTTCTAGCAATTCTTTGTTGTTTACATAATGTTCCGTCTTTTTTCTAGGCATTACATTGGTACTCCTTATTGCGGATGAATATATTATAACACAAAGTTAAGCTCTTGACAAGGTAAGTAAAAGTATGTACAATAACCTTTGTGGAGGTTTAAGGGAAATAATTAGCTCTGTTTGTGATCAGGTCTAAGCTTAAAGTCAGACTCTAATTTCTTTCGGGCATCTTTTACGTTTGAGATATAACCCATTTTAGAATCTGGTTTAATTTTTCCATTATCTTGATATTTTGCAGGTTCACCTTTTATTTCTTCATCAATAAAATTATCGTATATAGCAATCAATTTTGAATTTTTACTTTCAGTCATTGTAATAACTTTGCTTAGTCTTATCATATAGATATCTTCTTCAGTTAAATCCAACCAAGGTTTTACTTTAATGTATTGACTGCGACCAGAATTGTGCATATACATTATTAAAGGATTTTGTAATATTAATAGAGGATCTTCATCATCAGGATTCTCTACCATCACTAGAGAAAAAATTTCTTCTCCAGATACCAATTTAATTA